CCACGCTCGAGCATACTTGGCAAAATGGCGATTGGAAGATTGACCCGGCCATCACCGCAAGAAAACAACATGATGCGGTAATGGCTGAATTTCACATAAGGATGGCGAAAGCACGTGCAGCGAACTTGGGTAAGGCGGACGCACTTGCTGCTGGCATGCTAAGTGATTTAGACGAAGCGCTTTTTAAAGCATGGGCGCAATACCAAGTGACATTGGTCAACGTTTTCGATTCCCCCAACTTTCCTCAAAATCTTGTTTGGCCTGAAGAGCCCGACAATCAAAAAATCGCGAACGAGATTGCCAATACCCAAAGCAATCAATTTTTACATTCAAGGAAAGATCCATAAACTATTTCTCTTCGAAAGGAAGCAGCAAAGCTTGGCTTAAATGAGCGTCTTGTGCAGCTCGATAGGTGCGGATACTATTTGGTGCAAGTCAAAAATCGTCATTTCGTTGCAGCCCTTTTTGAGCCATGAAGCCGGGCAGAAAAGACGCAGCTGTGGCCCTATGTTCCAGTACCGTCCAAGATTCCGCCCGTTCACCCATACGATGCCCTTAACCCAGTGACGCATATCGAAGAACGTGTCACCGATCTCATCTAGCGTGAATGTAGCTTTGAAGAAAAGACCCGGACGGTTAGGGTCGGTGCAACCCTGCCGCAGTGATGCGAGATATGCCGAATCCATTGGAATGGGATAAGTTTTCCATCCCCGAAGCTCATTCGAATCGAGTAGCGCGGCTTCGGTGATTCCCTTGCGATCAATGAGGTCGTCGCCATAGTTGACCCGTCCCATGGCCTCAACGAGAACGTCGAGCACCGCTCCACCCGGCGCGACCTGTATTCGCTCACCGTTCGGCACGACCCGTAGCCCTTCAGAGAGGTGGGGCTGTATTTTCGTGCGGGATATACCGCCCAGATATATGCCATCGGCAAATATGGTTGCGTAGTCGTGAACCTTGCGTAGCGTCAACGCGCCACCGATTCCGCCTATGTCAGGCTTGCGGTACAGCACAAAGCCGGACGCCTGTCCGTGATGTTCGATCGGAAGCGGCGCGGCGTCGGGTGCAGATTTGATCGGTTCGGGCAGGTTATCCCATATCGAAGTGAACAGATACGGCATTAGTGCACCACTTCCGTAGCGCACTATTGTCGGTAGTGCAGCAGGAATTTCAGGGAGAGGCTGGCTCAAATAGCTTTGAATCAGTGTCCGATAGCGACGGTAACTGTCAGTTACTTGGCCTTGTTCGTTGATCGGGGCGAAATAGTCATAACTCGTGATATCAGGTTGATAGTCGCCAGTTTCCGGATCAATATTCGCGCCTGCCGTGAATCCAAAATTCGTGCCGCCGTGGATAACGTAGAGACTGAAGGAGAGGCCATACCGCATGAAGTCGGCCAATTGACGTGATATATCAGAATCGCTGCCTTGGAATTTATCATCGCCCCAGTGGGTAAAAAATCCGGGATAAATTTCACCACCCATGACCATTGAACCGGGAAATTCCTCACGAATACGTGCAAAGTCTCGAGCCTTCGGTCCACTTAGGGCAATCGCCGTACCTTCGAGTATCGTGCGATTTTCACACAATTGTTTTACGCCATCATCGGTAAAAAAAGGGCCTGTAATTCCTGCATCGACCCACATTTGCCGAAGCTCTTCGAGATAGGAGCGATCCCTACCGTAGCTGGCGTACTCGTTTTCTATCTGGATCATGAGAACGGGTCCACCGTTTGGCAATAACAGCGGCTTGACAAGCGGCGCAAGTTCATTGATATACCGCCGGCATGCATCCATGTAGCGTTTATCTTGAACCGAGCTGACGCGTAGCTTGATGTCGTCGTAGCGTAGTAAATAGGAAGGCAGCCCTCCCAGTTCCCACTCTCCACAAATGTAAGGACCGGGCCGGAGAAGCACCCACATCCCTTCTTCCTGGCATAGACGCACGAATGCAACTATATCTCGATTTTCAGTGCTGAAATCGAACTTACCTGGCGTGGTTTCATGGTAGTTCCACATGATGTAGATCGCAATGGTATTCATGCCCATCGCTTTCGCCATCTGGATGCGATGTCGCCAGTACTCGGCCGGAATACGGCTAGGATGCATTTCACCACTACGAACTTGAAATGATCGACCATCGAGCAAAAACGTTATGCCGTCGTTGCCGAACTCAAATGTGTGGGCAAACCCATCAGGTTTAATTTCTGGTTCAGTGATTTTCCGTTGCCGAAAGTGAGATGTTTTGCACTTTACGGCACACATAGCCAGGAGCGGTGTCAGGGCAAGGGCCGACAAGAAACTGCGTTTTTTCATGGTCGTTGCTTGTATATCCGCACCTTGTAGGCGCGACTTCTTACTGAACTGTCAGTCCTGAATCATATCAGGTGCTCGTAAGATAGGCTCCCCAATGGAGGTGCTTCAGCGTCTGTTGCCAATCGAAGTCTTCTTTGCACATGCTTTCCCACAAACCTACCCCCACTGAATCCTTATGTTTAAAACTTTGAATCAAAATGCAAATGACCGAAACATTCGATATGCTAACGCTGCTGTCGGAATTGAACCGCGATGAAGGGCGGCGTTTGAAACCCTACCTGGACACGGTGGGCAAAACCACCATCGGTGTCGGACGCAACTTAACGGATGTCGGAATCAGTGATGTCGAATGCAACTTACTACTGGAGAACGATGTGATGCGTTCGATAATGTGGCTCGATCGCCATCTGCCATGGTGGCGAAGTCTCGATGCGGTACGCCAGCGCGTCATCATCAATATGGCTTTCAACATGGGCCGCAAGCTGCTCATGTTTGCGAACACGCTGGCTGCGATGCAGCGCGGTGACTATGCGGCGGCGGCTGACGGCATGCTCGCCTCAAAGTGGGCCACGCAAGTCGGCGCTCGCGCATACCGTCTTGCGACCATGATGCGCACCGGAGCAATTTGATGCAACTCGATGAACACGAAAAAAATCTACTGGCGTTGGCCTTCATCGGCGCAATATTGGGGCTGGGCAAGTTGCTTGCCGATGGCGAGCGGATCAGGCCACGACTGGTGGTGGGCCGCGTCATTGTCGGCGCGGGGTTGTCGATGAGCGCAGGCGCAGTCTTGACGGCATTCCCCGATCTATCTCCGACCGGGCTAGTGGGTACCGCTTCGCTGTTTGGCATCCTTGGGCAAAATGCGCTTGAGGCGGTCGTTCAAAAATTCGTCGGGCGAATGCCGGCCGGACAAGAAGGCTCGGATGCGCAGTAAAGCCATAGTGGCTACCGTATCCTTGCTTTTAATAGACGGCAATCACATATTCGGCGCTTAGCATGGGTCAGCGATCCTTAAGGATTTTTAAGGCATGGGCATGAACCTTCAGTACATGATCGATGGATTCCTGGACTTTCCGGCGGCCTTCCGGCGTCTTCATCGCTTCGGTCATGTCAACAAGCGGGCGTTTGGGCATTTGCGCGTAACGACGCCGGGCCTGCTCGATTTGCTCGGCGCTAAAGCGTCCAATTGGTTTATTTTCCATAAAGTTGCCTCTTCAAGCGATCAGCAAGTAATTTATTTTACTCGTAGTTTTGGCCATGCACATCAAACCATCTTGGGTTCTTGTTGCCGCCGTTGCAGTGCTATCCGGTGCGGCGGTCAACTTTTACTGCCGTGTTCAGCTTGCGCAAGTCCATGCTGAAGTCTTAGCTGTTCGTGAGCGGCACGCCTTAGACTTGAAAGCCATCTCCGATGCCGCGCTGGCCGCTGAACGCAAGGCATTGGAGAACCGCCAAGCCGCAGCGGAGAGAATCGAAGCCTTGGATGCGCAACTCATGAAGGAACGCCAAGCCCATGAAACCGACAGTCGTCGTTATCGTGTTGCTCTTGCTGCCGGCACTGAACGGCTGCGTGTCGCCGTCCGCAGCTGTTCAGCCCGTGGCGATAATCTGTCCGGAGCTGCCAGCACCGCCAGCGTGGGCGATGGAGCCACCGCCTACGCAGACCTCGACGCATCGGTTGCAGAGCGCCTTTTCGCAGTCGCTGCGGACGACCAGCGCGAAATAGACAAGCTTCGCGCGCTTCAGCGTTACGTATGTACGGTGCGGCCGGCGACGGCGGGATGTAGCTAAGCCTGCGCCATCACTTATCACTTATTTGAGCCGTATGGCGTTCGGTTAGCTTGCCTACATTGTCAATGTGCGATAAAGCAGCCCCGCTTGTTGAGTTAACGTTGCTTTATCCGCCGGCAACCTAGCTTTCGCTGTTCATCGCTGTGCTGATCTGCCCGCTTTTCGCTAGCCTGCTACGCAGCAGCGCTTTGCGCTGCGTGTGTCTCAATTTTTGCCGAGCTTGTGAATGGATTTTGATCTAAATGCCGCTTTGAACGACTACCAAGCCTACATGTGTGCATTGGAGTCGTGTCCGCAGCCTGCTGCGTCGGCCGCCCCGCCGACACTGAAACCGGCAAGCGGTGAGCTGGCGAACCCATTGATCAGCCGGCCCACGACATATCATGACCTGCCGTCCGAACTGATTCAGCAAATCGGTGACTATGTGCCCG